CTGGTTTAATATCTTCTTGCCCAGCTCCACCTACTGATGTTGCATTGCAAATTATTGTTCTATCATAAACCCAGTTTTTAGTAGCTTGTCCATATTGGGTCTGACTAATAATTGGATAATATATATCGGCTTTCATTGGATACATAAAATCTGTTTGCAGACAAGAATCCACTATAATACTCCTGGGCGGATAATCGTTTCTACGTATTTATTAAGAATTTTATCTACCATAATGTTGCCAGTGCCTTCTATCATTCTCTTGTCATACTCAATTTTAAACTGATCTGTGCTGTAATTTTTAACATATCTCTTATAATAGTCAAGCTTTCCACATTTAATATCTTCAATTAGCATTTTTGTTGCATCGGCAATATCTACTGGAACTACTTTATATCCAGTTTCTAATAAAAATATACAGTCAATACCTTCTGGAAATGCTGCTGCTGGAACAATGGTTTGAACGTTTCCACTGTCTTCAGTATCAAATAAACTTATTGAGTCTGAAGGAGCTACTGGTATTTTTGAATATTTTCTTTCTGCACGATTTATTGAATCAATATAATCTACTGGATCTTTTGTAATTGCAGTTTTATCTTTAGTAATAAGGTAGTTGTATTCTTGTAATGCTGGACCGTCTATAGTATTACTAAGGTCATATACCAACTCTGCATTTTCATATACCTTTAAAATTTTATGTGTTCTTTTCCAAAGAGGTATGTAATCAGTTCCCTGACCAACAACTTCTAAGTATGTTCTATTGTAATAAAATCCACCAGTAATAGAATCAATCATTATTCTTGCTAAATTTTCATATTCTGTATAAGCAGCAATATCTGTAGCAGTCCCAGAAGTAGCAAGTGTTACTGGATTTACGTATGGTCTAACAATTTCTAAATTATCCTGAACTACAACATCTCCACGATCACCGTCGATATCCTCATAGATAGTAAGTGCATATGACTTATCATATTTTACAAAATCTCCAGTTAAAGAATATATAATTTTCCCTTCTGAAGAAGATGTTAGTCCAGACTCTGCGCTAATAAACACTTCAAGTTCGGTTTGCTCTGCTACGTCTTCAATAACAAGAATATAGTCTGCTGACTCATCTGGAACTGTATAGGTTACAGAGAGTGGATATGGAGGGATACGAAGAATTGTTGACATAATTATTTACCGTAGTATGAGGCTACTTCTTCAGGCTGTGCAATTCTGACTGCCTTACGAGTAATCCACTGTTCCGATGCCTCCTTTGAGACGATGTTATAACCAACCTTTAAATCACCTAGACCATCCCAATATATGTTTCTATCTGAATATAGGGCTACTTTTTCTACTTGATCTTTAGGTTTTTCAGTATCTTTTGATACCGCTTTTTCTGTTGAAATAAAATTTGCTATAGCTTCTAGAATTTCTAACTTAGTTGATGCATCAAATAAATCAATATTATTTTTCTTGGCATATGCCTTTAATGCCATTACGGTTTTTGTTGATAATTCTTCTATAGTTAAATTCATATTACTCCAATACTTATTTGTAATTATACCAGAATATGACTAAGGGAGGACAACTTTTTAGGTTGGCCTCCCCTTGTCTTAATTGGTTATTGATTAGGAATCTGTTGAGTCTGCATCTGCGTAAGCAACTGCATCCAACTCTTCCCATTGAATACCAAATCGGACGAATACTGTGTATTCGATGGTGTCTTTCTTAGCACGATATTCACGGTTTACTGTGATATCACGTTGGAATCCCCATACACGGTTTGAAGGGAATGTCAAGTCGACATATCCTGCAGGGTAGTAAGGAACTTCAAGAACATCTACGCCAAGCACACGTGTTGTGCGTGAGTTGCCGAATGTCTGTGCAGATCCATCAAGATAGTCTTGACGGTTTGCTGGTGTTCCTGCTGTGCGAGTAGCAAATGCTTCTGCTACTGCGTCTGCAAGTGTTCCATTGTTCTTAACAATACCTTGGAATGCGTCTGTGCCAGCATAGAACTTAAGATTGCTCTTAAGTGCACGATACTTGCGTGGCATTGCCAAAATGATGCTTTGCATGTGTGCTGTTGTCCACTCGTTATTAGAAACAGTAACTGCTGCTTCGTGAGCATCATTTCCTGCAACTTGATTAACTTGCTTAACGAATCCAGGCATAATTGAAAGGAATGCATCGTTACCTGAACCTACACCATTAATGGCAAGGTCTTCGATATCATTAGCAAATGCGTTGGTCATCAAGCGAACTAGATGATCTTCCAAAGCACCGCCTTCAATATTGTCTTCTAGTGATTCTGTAGAAACTTCCCAGTCAAGACGAATCTTCTTGGTTGTTAGCTCTACCTTTGTGAATGTAGCACCTGCGTTTGTGAAGTCAGGTTGTGCCTGAGCAGCAGCACGAATTACACGCTCACCAACGTTAACCTTTTCGATTTCCATGGTGTTTGCTCTCATTGTAACTCTACGTCCGTCTTTAGCGAGAACTGTTGCATCCCACACATAGTCGATGAAGCGACGAGCCTGCTCTGGTGCTAGAATACCACCTGGTGTTCCAGTTGGATTTACAGCATTTGCGCCTGATGTTGTTCCAAAGTTCGCTGTGGCAATGTTACCAAGCGAAGCAGCTGGAGATAGATTACCGTTTGCATCTGTTGTAGTTGCTGAACCGATTGCACCTGATGCAAAAGCACCGTCGCCGTTGTGGGCATGGTTTTCGGTTGGGCTACCTGGATAGTTTTTTACGATATCTGTATTATTTTGTTCCGACATATTGTTCACCTCCTAGTGATTTTATATCTTAGTTGAATAGGTCGGTTGATTTGAGGAAACGACCGCCCCATAGGGATTTTTGAACCTTGGTAGGCTCAAACTGCACGATCTCGCCTAGATCGCCAGACTTGCGGAAAGCGGTGTCGTGCTCTACGGCATCTACTCGCTTACCAAACTCATTAAAGACACCCTTAACATTGTTAACTTCTCCAGATACGGCTTTAACCTCACCAGATACAGTGTCAATAGATTTACTTAGTGCAGCAATTTGGTCATGTAATGACTTTACTGTTGCTGCAAGATCGCCAAAGGCATTTGTAAGAGAATTCTTAATTTCAGCAACTGCTTCAACAATTACTTCATCAGACTTGGTTACATCATTTACGTCTGCAACCTTTTCTCCCTCTTCTGATTTTTCAATAGAAGAATTTGCACTACCATCAATTGACTTTTCTGCATCTGTAGCTTCTGCTACTAGTGCCTCATCAACGACTGCAGGAGTTTCAATAACTTCTGCTGGTTGTGCCTCTGGAGCGACCTCAACATTTTCAACTGCAGCATCTACTGCTACGTCTGTTGCTTCTGTCATAGGACTAACCTCCTTTGTAATCTTAATTGTGCTAATGCCTTTGGCACTATCAACTAAGAACTTTATCATATTTACTTTTTCGGTATCATTCTTTTCAACAAACCCTATATTTTGCATTTGTTTTTGTGTTACTGGATGAGTTGCTATTTCAGAATCTGAAACCATAACCATTCCTGTTTCTGCATCATAAAAAATATTTTCTGTTTCAACTTTTGAAAGCATTCCGTCAATCACATTAAGGCCATCTTTCTTTTCTATAGAAACAATATTGGCAAATTGATTTGCTGGTGAATCAACTAAAGATAATTCAAAAAGATCATAATCTTTAATTACGCGGATTGTCTTATCCATATCTTCATTATATGCATCATCCCAAGACTTGATGTTTCCACCAATTGAGAATCCAGTGTATGTTCCATCTAATACTTTTTCCCAAGCATTTTGAGCACCCTTTGAAACGTATGCTGATACATAAACTCCGCTATAAAACTTTTTATCATTTGGATCAAAATATCTATCTTCTTTAAATGAGACTATCTTTCCAACTGCTGATGGTTGGTGCATTTCTCTTAGGTTCCCACGAAAATTCTTAAATGCCTCTATGCTTGATTCGGTTGTTACAATATCACCTTGTTTGTCAATATTATCAAGGGTGGCAAAACCTGACACCATACGGCGCTCAACGTCTACTTTTCCAATAGGCATTGATAGACGAACATTGTCGCCATCAGTTACCCAATGTGCTTTATTTATAATCATAGCTTCTCTATTATACCAAACATTTTAAACATTATCTCAATTACTGAGATGCTCTCCCCTCGCCCTGTGCATTTCTTCCAGAAACAGTTGTAGTAGAGTCTGAATTATTATTTGTTCTTTCAGAATCACGCTGCCTATTGCCTGCAAGATTTGCTGCTGCATCAGTTGCCTGACGTGCTGACATTACGAAAGGTTCATCTCCATCGGCTCTTTGTGGAAGATCAAGCTTGATACGAGCCTCATTTGGAGTCATAACTTGAGTCTTAACATATCTCTCAAGAATTTGTGATTGAGCAATTTCATCAGTTAATGTAAATTCATTAAACTTAAGTTCAAGAATGTCTGTCTTTTCTTTAATAATCTTATTGACTACCTTGGCAATATGGCTTTGTGCTGGACGGCAAACCTGCTCTTTAAATGTTCTGTCTTGTGAAATAGCTGCAGCAACACCAGAACCTTCGGACCCACCAATTTTAGACATAGGCATTTGATGGGCAATAAAAATATCATCACGATTTTGTTTACGGTATTCTTTAAAAGAGCCGTCCTGAATACCATTTTCAACAGCCTCCATTTTAAACTCAACCTTATTTTGATCTGTGTCTCCAGGAAGAGGAATATATAGAGTTCTGTGTGACTGAGACTTTAGACCAGTCTGAAGGAATCTAAACATCTTGTCTTCACCGTCAGAAGATAGCTTTGCTCCCTTAAGGGTTACGACATATCTTGGAACTGCTTTATTTTCAAAATAGTCAATATTGTATTGAGATGCAAGTTGATCACCAATTAAAGACGGAAGGGCAGCAATAATATCTGGAATTCCATAGTATGTATTTAATGGAGAATATTCTTTATAATGAATAATTTCATTTGGACGAACATCTGCTGTCATTGGGTTTGGATTTTTAGCTCCAAAATTTCTAAAGTAAACTACAGAATTTCCAATAATTTGAACAAAGCCATCGTGAAGACGACGCACACGAACCGTGGTTGCTGGAATATGTCCAAGATATCCAATTTCTCCAGTTACTGTTCTTCCTATTTCTAAGAAACCATTTCCTGTTGCTTGAACATCTGTATAAAATTTTTCCATTGTTTTTGTAAATGAATCATCATCATTAAGATTTTCAATCCAGTCTTTTAATTCAAGCTTCATTCTTTCAATTCTACGACGAGCACGACCAACTGCTTCTTGATCATCATTCATTTCAAACCTAAGCATTGTTCTATCTGCTACTTCAAATGAATATCCAAGACCTACAACGTTTTCTACTTTTGCATCGATTGCAGCATGGTTAGCAAATGATGTATCATAGAAATTTGCTAATTCATACATATTGTATGGAGGAGTAATTACATCAAATAGTCCATAACCATTACGATATACCGTTCCAGGATTAATAGCTTTTGATGAAGCATCTACTCCAGAAGGTGTTGCATTAGCTGAATCTAAATATGCATTTGTTGCAGTATTGATTGCCTTTGTTACATTCCGTGCAGTTTTTCTGCGAAAGTTTTGATTAAGTCCTGAATAGTCTTTTAAATTTTCCCAAGACTTATTAAAAGGATCTTGAGAAGCAAAAATGTTTTCATCTTTTTCTTGAGTGTTTAAGCCAACACTTACGTATTCATCAGTCATCGCTACCATACTTATCATAAGTTTGTCGTGCTGCTACCCAGGCTCCGTGATCGTTCATAGAAGGGATTAAGCCATTTTTCATTCTATCTAGTTGCTCAGAATGCTCTTCTTCAGTAATTCTTGTAAGTCCTGGAACAAAAACACAGGTTCCTTCACCATCATCGCCGTAATGCATGGCAACTTTTTTTAATTGTGAGATTTGTGAGATATCTCCACGCATTGACTCTATATTTAAAACGTTACCTTCTCCATCTGTAAACCAATTGCCATTAGACTTTTTATACACGTAAAGTCCCCAATTATAATCTTTTTCAATTATTTTGCGTCGGACGTTGCTAACTTTCTTAAGAATTTCGTTATCCATAACCACAAGTATAGCATATTAGACAGGTATATTGACAGATGTCTGCCAAGATGTATCTGCATATATTTTTAGCTTATCTGCATCAAAAATCATTCCTTCTGAATCATCAATAATAATCTTATTAGTTCCCAGGTATGTTTTATAAACGGCATCTGGACTTACACCATATAGGCTAGAAGTGCCAATTACTAGAACGCCCTGCCATGTAAAGTTGTTTATCCAAAATTGCCAATTAAAGTTAGTTATACCATCAGTCTTAACTTTTAGCCAAGGTCTAACTAAAGTGCTTTGAACCTGTTGTAGATTATTGGCTTGATAGTAGGCAACATTATTAAATAACATTGGCCCAGTCAAGTTTATACCGCCTAGATATGAATCAAGATTTAAGGCATCGGCAAATGCTAGTCCAAGGACTCCCCACTCTTTAACAGTAATGACTGGCTCCCTGACTAGTGATCCATTCCAGAAATATGACAAACCATTAAAATCTAGACCAGTGTTTTGACTTTTTGCATAGATTCTTGCTCTATTGCCTTTTTCACTATTTGCAACCATATAGAATTTAATCTTGTCATTTTTATAATTAATTTCAAATAGTTCCGTTGGGACTAATGGAAAATTTTCTTCATCATATCTCATCCAAAGCTGTGCAGCACTTACACGATAGTTTGATGATAGCTCTTGATTTATAGGAACAGCGATTCCACGACTTATCTGTTTATCAAATTCCCCACGAACTTGAATTCCAGTTTTTCTATCTAAGTATAAATATGGTGTGCTTCCTTTGTATATGCTAAATGGATTTTTAGATTTATAATCATAATATATACCAGATCTTTTATATGGAAATAGGTTAAGTCCAAAACGAGTTCCAATTGGATTAAAAGAGTTTTCACTTAGTGCTTGTGAAGCAAACTCTAGCCTGCTAAGTTTAATTGGTTTTGTTAGCGTATTCCTCAAATTAAACTCTAAATGAAACACAATAGCTAAATCATTAAAGTCAACAGTCTTTGTAGGATATATTAGAGTATTGTCAATAATTTCAAACTTAGTATCAGCCCATTGTGCATGGTTATCCATATCTATTATCTTGTTGCTTTTTGGTGTTTCAGTTATAGTAAAAGAATCCTGTAAGGCATTTGCTCCTTCAGCAACATATTGAAATGTTAAATAACTTCTGATTGAAGCGCTTGTGGTGTCATACTCATAATACTTTGCAGATTTTTGCAGCATATCTTCATAGTCTGCCCATCCAGTGTATAATATATTTCCTAGTTGCTCATATGTTTTTTGAACTGGATTTTTATATTCATTCTTTAAGTCAGAATAAGTCCAGTTTTCTACAATTGATTCTGACTCTAGCAACTTATCTGGCGAAGGATATCCAATATTAAATTGTAAAAAATCTAAATCATAAAACTCATTGCCAACATCATTTGTTACAAATTGTGCAAAATATGATAATGGTAAGTAATCTTGCCAGTATCCAGATACACCAATATCTAAAAAGAACTTGTCATATGCTTCTGTTGGTAACAATGTATAGCTTGCTGTGTGATCAATTAATGCTGTAGAGGTTTCTTCGGTTGAACCGCTCTCTGACAAATCATCAAATAACACAAAACCAGATTCGTCAAAGTAATCTTTTATTTCAACCGTATTAGGTGCAGTAGATAATCCAACAGAATAAATTTTACCAGTAAAGGTATTTTCTTCTTCTTCATCTCCCCCTACATATAGTTTTAATGAATTTTGAGTTCCAAAAAAAGATGAAACATTTTGTCCAAATTTATTTGTTATTGTTTCAAGGTTTATGCCTACCGAAAACAATTGGCCTGATTCAAGATTTGCTGTTGTGTAAAGTAACTCTTCTACTCCGTTAGAACTTAAAACATATTTAATTAAATCTTCTTCTTGTCTAACAATAAAAAAATCACCATTTATAGAGTTGTATATTTTAAGAAGTGTCTGTGGCTGTATTGTTCCAGATTCTGGTCCAATATCGGTTGTATTAAAAACTGCATAAACAGACCTGACCTGATCTTTTAAAAGATTAAATTGTGGAAAATTAAGATAGCATTGTTCTGAAGTCCAAGTATTGTTTGGTCTAAATGTAATAAATTTCTTTGGCACTGTAAGCCCAGAGGCAACCTCTTGAATTTCCTGATTATCTAAATAAAGCTCATCTAATGTTTTTGATCCTATTGAAATTTCAGGTAGAGAGTATTCTGGAGTTGTCAATGCTGTAGATGTTGTAACTAGATTATCAAAAGATCCCTGTTGCCATTGTGCAAAACTTGGGTAGTTATAATTAGCTGTGTAGTCTGCAAATGGATAATCTATAAATGCTGAAGTGCCACCATATGCAGAGTTAATTCCTTCTGGAGAAAGAACTCCCTGCCCATAAACCCATCGTCTTTTAGCAACTATTGTTGGGACTTGATATGAATATATGGCAACACAATCTATTTCTATTGGAGAAACATCCTCATATGCATAGAACCCAAGCCAGTCTTGTGAATCTCCATTAAGTGTTTCATTTGGCAACTCCATATTAGCAGTATCAATTGTTAAAGATATTACTTCTTCACCATTTAATATCATGGTTGCAGAATTATTAATTATACGAATTTGAATAAGCATTGGTCTTACCCATTCACCAACAAAGTGTGAAACAAAATTATCACCAATAACTAAAGTTAAAAACCCAGATTCTACATATAGACCATTAGATCCAGCAATCGGGCCAAATATTCTTTTGGGCTCTATCGTGTCTGAATTAATTCTTGCCCAAAACTCCACGGTATATTCTTTATATCGTCCAACCTCATTTAAAAATCCTTTACCAGGAACTATTAAAGAAGGCTTACCAGATGCATTAGGTATTAATTTTGTAACTCCTGATGCACCGTAGACTAAGGGTATACTAGTATTTCTTGCAAGCAAAGCATTACCATTTACTAAATAATATCCTTCATCTGATGAAAGACCGTAGGCTGATGCTGGAATTACTTTA